GGATTAGTTGGATCAGTAGTATTTGCAGGTAGATCCCGCAAAGCTTGGCGGTAAGCAGACATCTCAGTAGTCAGAGTGCTGTCAGACAACGCCAGGTAATCGGTTTCAGCGATTAGACGGTTACGCTCTTGGCGTAGTTCTTTCCAAGGTTGCTCTGCTTCAAGACGTGCAATTTCTGCTTGGATTTCTGCTTCAGTGGGTTGCGTGATGTCTGGACTGAGCCAATCAATCACACCATTAGTAATCACCCAGCCAGCACTTGGAGCAAGGTTTTTAAGGGCTCTTTCAATCATGCTGCTACCTCCATGACGCTAATTGTAGAAGCAAAACTACCGTAATATGGGTGATCGCCAGTACCGTCGTTTTCATTACGGTTGATTAAAAGGGTATCGTGTTCAACATTGTCATAGTGAAAATACTCAACGGCAAATCTTAATGTAGTTCCTGAACTAACCGATGATGTGTATAGATAGCTTCCATTACCTTGCAATACCCAAAAAGTGTTGGTGCCTGCTGCTCCAGATGGAGCAGCCCTAGTCGAGAAAAATTTCACATTATTAGTTGCGCTACTGTTTTGTCCACTGCCAATTCTAGTCCAAGACGTTCCTCCAGCAGGATCTACAACAAGACCATAACCACCAATCCAGTCAGCCAAAGTGGAATCACCAGTAGAAGTAGAATTTGTGTTCCAAACAACATAAAATTTAGAGTTATCTCCTTTTGCAGTTATATTTACATAACCTTCCGAGGGGATTACTGAAAAGCCAGCTGTCAGTGACTGTCCAGAGCCGTCAGCAGTTCCATAAGATTTTTTGTCATTCCAGTTTGTACTGACAACCTGCAAGATATTTCCAGCACGCTCAAGGCGGTCAAGCGTGCCGTTAGCGTCAGGCAAAGTCAGAGTGCTGTCGCCTGTTGCATTGAGAGTAATAACCCTGTCACTGCCTAAAGTAGCCTGGGGGTCCAGTTCAATCGAACCAGACGTTGACCCATTTAATTTGAGTCCCATCAGACTTCCTCCTGTGCAGCAATCATTGCCTGATAATCAGCAACAACCTGATCAGTCCACAGTGCAGTAGCAACTGCCTGCATTTCAGCGCACTCACCAGTCATGTCACTACCAGGAACCTTGACGTGGCGGTGATAAGTACGACCCACCTCCTTGCCATCCTTTTCAACGATGTCAGCACGACGGCATTGAAGGATATTGTAGGGAGGGATGATTTCAATTTTGTGTTCGTGTCGTTCGGTAAAAGCCATTTTAAGATAATCCGTTTGTAATTAAATAGGTTTAATGGGGTTGGGTTTGAGGTGTTGTGGGTTAACGAAATAGGGTGTCAGTCTGTCTGGTAGGTAATCTGCCAAAAGAAATAAGTAGCAGCCCCAACAGAGGCTACAGTGTCTCGATCATAATTACCTGTGGCAGTTGTCTTGTAATAAACATCTGCTCTTGTTTGATTGTGACCGACGTGAATCATGCTTGGCCAATTAGTAGCTCTCATGCCTGACCCATAGTAAACAACATGTGTTCCTATTGTTCTTAATTGCGTAATACTTGAAGAAGTAAATGGTAAACCTCCAATGAGAAATGCTCCGCCTGTTGTCCCTGAAGTAGTAACGTCATTAAGTGAAAAGGTAACTGTAACCATGTTACCTATTTTTTGATAATAAAAACGTTGATCTCCACCTGACAAAGTAATTACATTAGAAGTTTCTCCAACTACAGGAGTCCAAGTACCTTCCTCATAGTCATCCAACAGCTCACTGGTCATACCAGAGCTATCAGCAGTAGCACTAAAGTCAATGCCGCTGCCGCTTGCAAGCACTAAGTTACCTGATTCAATAGTAAAGTTACCGTTGCTTTCTACGGTGGCACGGTTAGTACCACCAGTAACAAAGCTAATTTCATCCGTTCCAAACTGGAGACCTGTTGTTGTAGCTACACCAACAACTGCTGGTCTATTGACGGTTCCGTCAATTCCACTAATACCATTAGATCCGTCTAACTTAAGAGGTGGCATGTTTGTACAATCTCCTTAAAAAATATTTATACAATTGTCCAAACAGAACCTGCTGGAATAGTAACCGTGGCTCCAGCACCAATCGTAATTGGCCCAGCACTCATGGCATTCTTTCCTGAGGTAATTGTATAACTAGTCGTCACCGTAATATCATTTTCATAGAATACTGCATCTCCACCAGATCCAGAGGCTCCACCAAGACTTCCCCATGAACTAGAATACCCCTCAAACTGCTCATTCTCAGAGTTATAACGAATCATACCAGCATCTGGTGATGCGGGTCTCTGTGCCGTTGTACCAGTATTTAGGCCAACTGCACCAGTTCCAGTGAATGTTGCGGTTGTTGCCGTTATAACACCAGTGACATCTAAGTTATTATCAACGGTTAATGTTCCAGCAATGCCAGCACCATAATGAGTGGTTTCAAATTTTTGTTCAAGAATGCCACCACTAGTACCTGGGTGATATAGTTTTACACTTCCATCAGAATAGAGTGCATAATAATCGGCATCTTCATCCTTCCAACTATATTTACCCGCTTTCATATCAATGGAGTAGGTATCATCAGTGTCATTAAAAATTCTTAGTTGTTTTGAATTGCCCGCAATCGTGGCATAATTCGCACCATTTGTGGCAATCTCAATAGAACCACCAGAAGCAGGAAAATTAGAAGAAGTGAAAATGAGTTTATCACCTTGTGTTCCAAAGATGATGTCACCTTCCATATCAATATTATTATTGAATGTAGAAAGACCAGAAACATTTAGAGTGTCAACTTCAGTATGGCCAACAACATCAAGTTTTCCTATTGGATTATCAGTTCCTATGCCAATATTACCCGTTCCATTATACCAACTATCAGCATCAGTATGCAATTTTATAGCATCTTCAGTGTCACTTATATTACGCATGACAAATAAATTGCCAGCAGTATTATGTGTATATAAAACAAATCCAGTCTGAAGGCCAGTAACAGAGTCTCTCTTAAATCTATATCTTGCAGTATTATTATTTACGATAAAGCTAACATTATCACCACTAAAATCACTGGTCTCAATATCAAAGAATGTTTCATTGACACCAATTTTTTTACCAAGGGATAATGCAATATCCTGATTTCCTGTTTCATTTGGTTTGAACCAGGCTCTTTCACCAGAAAGTTCAAGTTTATATGTTGGAGATTCTGTATTAATACCAACATCATCTAGTGCATGTACTCTACCATAGAATGTAGTAATTCCAGAAAATGTGGAAATGCCGAGATCTACATTCGATGCAGTAAGAATTCCAGTTACATTAAAATTTGCAATATCAAAATAGTCTGCATTAATTGTTCCCTTGACATCCAAAGGGCCTGTTGGTTGTGTACTACCAATACCAACTGATTGTCCAATGGCAACAATTATATCACTATTAACTTGGCCACCAATAGTAAGATCAGTACTGATTGCAACAGTGTTTGCATTCAGATTCAGATTATTAGGACTAGTAATGTTGGGAGTGCCAGAAGAACCAATAAGTTCTACTCGTCTAACTCCAAAATTCTTATCAGCCATCTGATTTTTTAATTATTTATGAATGAGTGAATGAAAATCCATCACCAGAAAACTCAACACCATTGATAGATGCTCTATCATCATTATCAAAAGGATTAAATAAAATTCCTTTCCTTGCACCTCTCATATTATAATATGCAGTCCAATAACTCAGTGATGTATCATCATCACCACCCTGCTGATTCCAAAGCATCTCACCAACATCAACAGTTGCAATTCTCTTCAACCAGTTATGAACCTGTCTGGAGGTTGCCGTGGGATATGACTGAAGATATAGTGCGATCACACCAGTGACAACTGGAGCAGCTGCAGATGTTCCATTGAAGTAACAATCATAAAATCGATTATCATCATATCTTTGATAATCAGTATAACCACTAACACCATTTGTTCCAGGTGCCAAAGTCTCATCTGCAGGAGCCCAGACATCAATTCCAGATCCATTATTGGAATAATTTGCCTTTCTTTCAAATAACAAACCATTTGATAGTCCAACATAATCATCCAGGGCACCAACACAAACAACTGGATGAAATTCTGGATCAACAGTTTCATCAAAACCGATACCCTGTGGATTCAACCAATCGCGATGATTGCATGGAACAGTACCAGCAGGAAACTCTGGTCTTGGATCAGTAGTACCAAAGAATACATCTTCCATATAATTTAATCGATCTGGATCCATGGATCCGATCCCAAGTCTCTGATTATTATTTCCAGCAGCTGCAACATAAATCACACCCTCAGCCATCATTTCATTTGCAGCAGTATCAATGGAACTTGATCTTGAGGAT